CGGGGTCCTTCGGGCGGAAGCCCACGATCCAGCTGGAGAGCTGGTATCGAACTTTGGAGACCAACATGCCTTTGACGTCGAACACAATCAAGACCGCAAGTATCCGCACAACAGAGGAGTGGATCAAGGATGTGTACTATAACACACCTGATGTGACCCGCTCCGAGGTTAAAAACCGCGTTGGCAGTTATGCGTCTTTTGTTGTTACGCCGTCACCTTGCCTGAACATCGGCAATCATAAGCAGCCAACGCCCTACGGTTATACGAAGATCATACGTGTTCTCCCTCATGGGAGGATCACTGTGACCGAGCGTACCTATGGGCAGCTGACTTATAAGGCAGTCATCTCTGGAGCTTTATCAGACGACGAATACGGTAACTCCTTTTGGCTAGGGAGAGTTTCTTACTCCCTTGAATCATTGCCAACGGACGCCCGTACGAAAGCGCTGACGAAGTTCTACGAGAAGATAAGGTCGAGCGAAATTTCGCTCAATACCTCTGTTGGTGAGGCTCGCGAGAGCCTGCAGATGATGGCCTCCATAGCGCGTTCAGCCACGCGAGTCGCATCTGAGCTGAGAAAGCTCGCGATCGACACGATAGTCAACCCGTCACGAGGAAAACGCCATCTCAAAAAGTTGGCGAAGAACTCACTTCGGGATCCGCACCTAACGGTTGCGGGACTGTGGCTTGGATGGTCAGTGGGTCTGAAACCACTGATTAATGATTGCGAAAACATTCGCAATCACGCGTTAAAGGGTTTAGGGAACGGCACGGAGTTTCGAGTGAAGGCACGCGCATCACACAAACGCGAATCTCGGTCCACTTTCAGAGGTGGCACCGAGTCGTATGTTGTTGATGAGCGCGTCGAATTCGGAGCTTTGATCCGTATCACCGACACCCACATGTTCGAGAACTGGCGCGCGGGCCTAACAGCCCGGCCAACCCTGCTGTGGGAGCTTACAACTCTCTCCTTTGTCGTTGATTATTTCATCGGCATTGGACAGTGGCTCGAGCTATACGAAGCTAGTATCCGTAATAACGGATTCGAACTAGTCGAGGGCTCGGGTTACTGCACAACAGTGACAAAGGAACAAAGGACCAAGGAGTTTTCAGGGTCCGACATTCCGACAGGCACGGCTAGGACAATGGACGTTCAATACGCTATGTCAGAAGACAAAACCGTAAAGAACAGGTCATTGATGCCGGTTTTACCGATGCCTGGTGCGCCGATCGTGAAGATACCGCGGGCGGCTGAGCCTCTGCTCAACTGCGCTGCACTCCTTTCTGGCCTGATTGGCCGAAAATAACTCCACCTGCTGAAAGGCGATAATCGTATGATTACCAACATGGCTGACCTCGTCCTGGCCGACGGCCAGGCGACTCCGGTCAACACTATCTTCTCCCCTGCGTCCCGCGTTGCCGAAAATACGGCCCGTTGGGTTGCACGTACTGTCAATGGTGGTATCCCCATGGGGAACTACCAGTGTCAGTATTCCGTGCGTGAACCCAAGGATCGTCTCCCGGCGTCGCTCACCCGCAACTGGCTCAAGCTTACCGAGCCTGATCTCGATCTATCGATCCCTGGAGCTCCCAAGCTCCTCGAGACCGGCTTCGTCGAGATCACTGTTGCGTTCCCGCAGAGCTGGTCCGATGCACGGAAGAAGAATCTTCTGGCTCGGGCCCGCAATCTGCTCTCCCTCGGTAGTGCGTCGGCTCTGGGTGATAACATCATCCTCGGCACTCTGCCTTACTAAAAGGGAGCTGGAACGTGGACAAACAACGTGATGTTGTGCGTGAATGCGCGAAGCATTTGTGCGTCTCCGTGGATACACCTCGTAGTCTGGCCGTCTTTATGTTGCTTGACGCCCATGAGGATCTCCAAGTCGCGACGCTTGGGATAAACGCGCTGGACTATGCTGAATCCGACGTCCAAAAGTTTCGAGATGATTACTTGGTGACCGAGTACCTGTCGAAGTACACAGGTCTGGATACCAAGCTCGATCTTGACGACGTCGCTCTCACTTCTTTCAGGGAAGGAGAGGCTATCTGTGCCCGCTCTAATCAACGTCTGACCTCGAATGACCCTTTATGGGTACGCTTTGAGCCCGCCATCACGGCGGCTCAGCGCTTTCTACATTCAGCGATCGGAAATAGACCAAAGTGGGCGAAATTACAAGATAGATTCAGATGGGGGAAGGGTGCGACAGCGACCATAAAAGGTCGCGATGTTCGCATCGACAAAAAACTCCGTGAGGAGCGAATTTCTGTCACACAGGAGGCCCTCCCGTATCTACGGGCGGCTATGGCGACCGACTACGCGTGGTTAAAAGCGCGTGGTCTTGACGCCTCGGGACCCACAACTCTTCTCCACAAAGAATTTAATATAGTGGAGGGGAACCGTGTGGTTCTGGTTGATAAAAACGCGAAGACGAAAAGAACGATTGCAGCCGAGCCAACAGGGAACATCTTCCTGCAGCTCGGAATCGGATCGTTTTTCCGTCAATGCCTCCTTCGCGTCGGTATTGATCTGACAAGTCAGCAGACGAATCAG